GGCAGCGGCTTGACGGCGCTGCGGGCGGCGGAGAGTTGGGCGGCCAGCAGGGCTTCTTGCTGGGCCTGGGAGCGGTCGATGTCATCCATGGTTTATTCCTGGTCTAGCTGAGCATCAAAAAGGGACCAGCTTCCGATTGAAAGTACTCTCATAGCAAGACACGGCCCGGCTAAATGCAGATACAAACCGCTTCTTGCTGCGGTGGTTCTTCTTCAATGCATTGGCCCATTCATAAATAGCCCAACAGAACGACCAGGATGCAATCTCTCCTGCTGACTTCATGTAATCCGAAAAATCGCTGTCTATTCCGATTGCCGCGATATCAACTCTTTTCATAGATCGCCTCGCTGTAGTGCAGGTAGTTGGGACATGTGGCGCCGCCGTCTTCCGGTAGCTGGCGCAGGGGGTGGCTGGGGCCATAGGCGGGCGGCAGGTCGGCACGGTCGCCACCGCAGTAGCCGGGACCGATGCGGGAGCGGTTGGCGCAGTTGCGGCAGGTGCTTGGCTCGGCGGTCATGGTGGCGGGCCGGTAGGGGCTGCCGATTTCGTGGCCGTTTTCGATGGCGTGGAAGTCGCTGCCGCCCTGCATGCCGTTGCGAATAGCGTCATCGATGCCTGAACCCGGGATCTGGCGCCATGCGTCGATGATGGATGTCGTCCATGGCATGGCTTGACGTAGTGGCTTTGGTTTTTCAGTCATGATTTTTTGGCGCTACGTTGCAGGCGCCGCATGGCGCGGGGGAATTCGTTTTTCAGGATGCGGGACAGGGCGCGGCATTCGGCCTGCAGCAGGCGCAGCCGGGCGGCCGGGTCGGCGAGCACGGCGAGGCGGGGCGCGGTCTGGTCGATGAGGCGCTCCATGGCGGCCCGCAGGGTGCCGCCGATGGCGCTGGCTTCTTCGCGGATGGCTTCCACGGGGTATCGGTGGCCACGGCGCAGGGCCATGTGGAGCTTGATGGCGTCGTTTTCGTACTTGAGCGCCATGGCCTTGTAGGCGGATCGGCCAGGAGTTCCGGTGGCGTCTTCCAGCGAGGATTCCTGGGTTCCTGTTGCGCTGCTGTTGCGGCCTGGGCTTGCAGCGCGGCCCGCTGTTGCGTTTTTTTGGCTTTGGTCGGCTTCCGGTATGGCCGCGCCCCTGTTTTCGGCGTGGCGGGCTTCCATGTCGGTGCGGCCGGCCTTGGTTTCGTGCCAGCGCTTGAGGCTTGGGGCCACCAGGATGTGGCCGTTTTCGTGGAGGACGAGGCGGCCGGCTTCCACGGCGCGGGTGATGGTGCTGCGATGGACACCCAGGCGGGCGGCGAATTGGGCGCGGGTTTCGGTTTTGGGGAGGCCGGAGGCGGTCATTTCAGAGGCTCCAGGCGAAAAACGGGGCGACGTGCAAGGGGGTGCAAGGGTATGTGCAAGGCTTTTTTTTCGTAAGTCTTTGTTTTTTTATGGCGTGTGCAAGACGTGTGAGACGTGCAAGGGGTCGCGCACATGTGAGGCTTGTGTGTGCGTGCGGAATGCGTTTGTGTGTTTGCGTTACGCGCACGTGCGCGGGGTGTCGCACGTCTTGCACGTCTTGCACATGCCAGTATTGGCGCGGGTTCGTGGCCTCATGAGCCTTGCACGTAGCCTTGCACGTCTTGCACGTCATTGGTCGGCCTCCAGCGCTTGCTGGAACTCGAAAAAACAGTCGGTGAGCCACTGGCTCTTGGTTTTGCCCATGGGTGGCTCGACGCCGGGCGGCATGATGGTGGGCCTGGCCTGGGTCTTGCCTTCGTAGTGGGTGTTGTCGAAGCGGTGGTGGCGCTCGTTGGCCCAGCCGGGTAGCTTTGAGATTTTGGCGATGAACATGTTGGCCTCCCGGGGCCGCATTACGCCGTTGCTGCGACACCATTTCGAGTAGGCGGCATAGGCCTGGGTGCTGGCTGCCGGGATGAATGGGAATGGGGTGTCGCCGTTTTTCCATTCCTGGATGAAGCGCTCGTCGCTTGGCAGGCTGACCTGGATCAACTCTTCTTTGGCCCGGGTCATGGGCGGGTGGGCATAGGGGTCGAACTTGCTCAGATCCCAGTTCACCAGGTCGTACATGAGGGCGTTGAGCCCGCCGTTCTCGATCTCTTCCTTGACTTCGCGGTAGTAGGCGTAGCTCAGCTTCTGCGGCGTCCAGATGACGAGGTGGCGCCGGTCACCTACTTCGAGCGGAAGCGGCTGGTTTTCGTTGGAGAGGAACACCAGGGTGAGCAGGTTTTTCTGGAAATAGGCGTCTGTGAAGACCCGGCGGATTCGGATGCGGTCGCCGGTGACCAGCTCTTTCAGCTCGTTTTTGAGCTGCCATTTTTCGGAGGAATTGACGACTTCCTCGGCCACCACGAACAGGCAGTTGGCCCATTCGGCATTGAAGCTGTCCTGCAGGGCCTTTTGGTCGAGGGTGACGCTGTAGTTTTTGAAGGGGTGGCCATGGCCGCACAGCCTGGCGATGGCGTTGAAGAAGATGCTTTTCCCGGTCCCCTGCGGGCCGTGCATGATGATGGCGCTGGGGAGCTTTTTGCCGGGGTTCTGGAAGATCCACGCCAGCCGGCACATGAGCCAGTTGTAAAGCTCTTCGGCGATTTCGGACTCCCCGGAGCAAAGGTAGCGGCCCAGGTCCTTGATGGCGTCGCAGTTGCCTTTTTTGGCGCTACCGGCCAGCCACGCCAGGTGTTGAGCTTGATGTAGGGGTCGTCGCCATCCGGGTCGAATCCGACCTGGTCCAGGTAGTAGCTGCCCCGCTCCACCCACAAGGGATGCCGCTTGATGTCGTCGCCCCCTGCCCCGGCTGGCAGCAGGGCATTCATCTGGTCCCGGTGCACAATGTCCTTGCGCCAGTTGTCGAACAGGCACTTGCCCTTGCCGTCATCGATGGGGACGAAGCGGCGGATGCAGTCGTCCAGACTCATGACGGAGACGGCGCCCGGGCGATCCTCCCCGCTCCCCTTTGTGGGAGCCACCGGCGCCACGATTGCGGCATCGCGCCATTGCAGGGCATCGAGCTTGGCGTTGATCTGGTTCGCCAGGACGAGGGAGAGGCCCGTCAGGGCATGCAGGTCGTTGTAGTCGGTGAGCTTTTTGCCGTTGCGCAGGTCGGCGCCGGTTTCGTCCGTGAAGTCTGGCTTGGTCCAGGCGCTGCCCTCGATCTCGGCGGTGGCCTTGACGGCTTCGCTGACGCCGGGGTTTCCTTCGGTGAGGTAGTCGTCGTCGGCACAAAACAGCAGCTTGAGCCGGGGGTAGTGCTTGCGCAGGAGCTTGCCGGCCTTGATCAGGTTGTTGGCCGAGAAGGCGTAGGCCACGGCCTGGCCGGTGGCTTCATGCAGGCTGGCCGCCGTGGCGTAGCCCTCGGCCACCAGCAGGACGCCATCGCGCCGCACGTGGCCGATGACGCCGAATGTTCCGCCCATGGCCATGCCGCTGGGCCAGAACTCCTTGTCGCGCTCGATCTTGACCCGGCGCGGGTGGCCTGCCGGGTAGATGAACTGCAGCCCGCAGACGTTGCCGCGCTCGTCGTGCATGGGAACGACCAGGGCCCCTTCGGCCTGGCGCAGCCGGTAGCTGTTGGATTCGTCCAGCCCAGGGATGGTGAGCCCTTCCAGCTTGCCGATGATGCGCAGCCCGTGGGCCTTGATGCCCTTGCGGGTCAGGTAGTCATGTTCGGCGCAGGGGTCAGCCGCCCCCCATACCAGCGCGGCCCAGCGGCCCGCCGTCTTGGCTTCGGCCTTGCGGGTTTCCGCCAGGCGCTTCTGGGCCTCTTTGTGCGCAGCCCGCATGGCGGCCACGTCTTCCTGGGTGAGCGCCGGGCGGTTGTCTGCCTTGGCGGGCATTTCCACCCGCATCCGGCCATCGTCATTTCCGTGCCAGATCCCGTAGTCACCCACCACATAGGTGTTCCCAGCCTTTGAAGTCCACTCCCGCAGACGGGACCACCCGCGCCGCTCGTGATCCTCCCCTTCAACCCGCCAGCGCTGGATGGTCGAATCGAACCGCAGCGGCTTGTCCAGGATAAGCCCCGCCGCTTCAAGCTGGACCCGCACATCGTCAAGGTTAATCATAGCTTTATTTGTTGCCTATATTGTTTTTCAATAGCCTAGGCCAATGTCGGGCTCTTTCGCACCCGTGTGCATTAGGTCCAGGGAGGACCCGCGCACCTGGCCTCGCGCCTCTGTTGCGCTGCCGTCCGCGCTACCAGAGGCGGATGCAGCACAGCGCAGGCCTTCGCCTTGAGGGGCGCGGGGCAGGCGCACGTCTTGAGACACGGGGCTGAGCTTGATGTACATGGCGTGGGCGGCGTCGATGAGGGCGAGCAGGTCGGACTGGATGGCCTGGGCCCTTGAGGTTGAAGGGGAGGATGCCGCGTCATCCATGGCATAGAGCACGCGGCGCAAGCTGACGGCCAGGTCGTCGGCAGCAGCCTTGCGGGATGGGAATACCTTGCGGGTGCTGGGGGCTGGCACGGTGATGCAGTCCGCCAGGCCCGCGATGTAATGCACCACTGCCCGGGGCTTGAAGTAGCTGATGTACTCAAGCGCCAGCAGCAGGCTTGGGGCCTTGTCGTAGCAGTCGGGAGCGAAGGAAGGCAGTGCGCTATTGGGATGGATACCCATCACCTTGAAGCCTTCCGTTACCCCGCCAGGCCAAGCACGGCTGGCGCGCTGAATCTCCAGGAACAGTTGGCGGTGGCGAATCTTCAGCGCCTCTGCGTTTGAATCGAAACCCTCATGCAGCGACATGATTACCCCCTGTAAAACTGAGCCCTGGCCAGCGACTGACCCGGGCGAAGATGGCTCCACCAACACAGCAAAAAAGGAATGCCGCGATGGAGATGGAAAAAGACTGACCGCCCTGGAGCAATCCCACCGGGGGCTGATGGCGCAATGCCTGGCGCTGGAGACCTTGTGCATGGCCCTGCTGCCGCTGATCCCGGCGCCGGAAGCCACGGCACGGACGCTGCTCGATCTGGCCAGCGCCACGCTCGCAGACTGCATGGCCGACGACGGTCTGGACGCCAGCTTCAGGCAGGCCGTAGAAGACCGGCTGGAAACCCTGCGCCTGGACGTACTCGCCGCTGCGCCAGTGGCCTGCCGGATCGGGGTGGTGCAATGAAGGCGGGCCGCCCCATCGTGGTAGATTGCGGATTCCACTCGCATCAACCCATCCATGAAAGGACGACCCATGACAGCAGAAGAACTCCACCAAGCCATTGGTGCATTCCTTATATCGTTTGGCAGCTCGATGCCGGCAGAGCTAGCGCACCGGATACAGAAGCAGGCGCACGGGCTGGCAGAGCAGATGGAGCGTGGCGGCGAACCCACTGTTGCCAAGCTGACCAGAGGGTTTGGGGACGCGGTAGCGCAGTCGCACCCGCCCAGGTAGAAAAGAATTCAGCGCTCATATCAACGATCCTCCTTCGACCCGGCCACGTATCGGGCTGCCAACATGACGACAAGCCATGCGGACACAAAGATGGCGATGGCCACCAACACAAAATCCGGAACTTCGAAGCCCAAGAGCTCGGCAACTGGAAACAACATGAAGAAAATGAAGCTCGGACCCAAGGTGTGCTCGAACTTCAAGAATTGGTGGGCCATTCCAGACGAGTAAGATTTAGTTTCCACACATCACCTCACACGAAAGGAACGACCCATGAACACCCCCATGCCCAACGTGCGCAACAGCCTGCACGACCCCAACAGCGGAGTGACGTACCACGTCATGGCATTCCGGCAGATCAGCCGCCAGGAACTGCTATTCGCGGTCAGGGCGTACCTGGGGAGCAAGGGGAAGAAGAAGCCAAGGAAGGGCGAAGAAATCACGATCATCACCCTCATTGGCGCGTAAGGAGCTGCACAAGCTGCTCGACGAGCGGGGGCGACAACAGCACAGAGCAAGCCTCGCCGTTCTCGAATACGGTCAATTCGCACCCTTCGTCGGTGTGGCTGACGGCGAACAGAATTACGCTGGGATCAGGCAGCACGGGTAGCCTCCTGGTTGCGGGAATTGCGGAGGTAGGCCCACTGTTCGGCGAGGTCGGGGCGCAGGTCTTCGCAGGTGACGGCGCCGCCGGTGGCGCGTTCGATGTCGGGGCAAACCTCAGCAGGAACCCCTCTCACCCGCCAGTTACATACCCGCTGTGGCGATACGTTCCCCGGCAGTCTGCTGGCGAGTTGAGAAACACCGCCGACGGCATCAATAGCTTTTTCTATTGCGTTCATGCACCCATATTACACACGGTGTTAAGTGCCAGTCAAACACTATGTGTATCAACGCGGCGTGTATAAGATGGAGAATCGCAAAATGAACCATGAAGATTCCGAATCTCCGACCTACAAACGCCTTATCGAAGCTGCAAAGGCTATTCGTCAGTGGGCAAGCCCGACAGAAATATCAAAGCAGTCTGCCTTGACCGGGTACAGCATCTCCATGCAGATGCTGAGCAACTGGAAAAAACGGGGGGTCTCGCAAAAAGGGATACTCCTCGCATCCCTTGCCATTGGGTGCAGCGCCGAATGGATACTCACCGGGGCCGGTCAAATGGAAGCCCCTGCACAAAGCCCCGCACCAGGAAACACCAACTCCACACCAGATCCAAACAAATCAGAGGAGCCTCCTGGCACATACAACGTGCAGATAGAACGGATGGCAAAAGATGAAGAGGAACTCAAGTTACTCCGCGGGTGGAGGAAAGCAGATCAGCGGGACCGCCATCACATCATGCTGACGATTGATGACATACTCAAAACAGGCCGAGCAGCGGCATAGCATCCTCTTCCCCAAGGCTGTATGTCGCTGGTAATAATGATAACGTCGTATTTCTGAACAACTTTAGGGCGTAGCCAATGAGTAAGAAAGGGAGTGACGCATTCGGGAACATGGCGCTAGCTGTCCTGGGGGTCGCAGGCATGGCGGCAGTGGTGGTGGCCGTGTTCATCAAATGGCCCCTGACCTCCATTGCCGTCACAGCACTGATCGCCTCGCTTTTTTTCTACCTAACCAAGCGCGGCAAAGCCGCTGCCATCGAAGACAAACGCCCCCTGCATATTGCTCGGGAACGCATGGCACCCAACCCCATCAGAACCCCACAGCAAACAGCGCCGCAAAGCAACGATCCGCCGCCGACTTCAAACCCGATCAACTACCGCCACGCCACGCCATTCACCCCCGAACCCACGGGGCGCGCCTACGTTCCTGACCATGTAACGAGAACCACAACGGAGATTCTTCCCGGCGTCAGGCTCAATGTGGAGGTATCGGGTGGCTACACCCATGGCACCAGGGGTGACGACGATGACGACTGGAGCGACCAGGATTGGGATAGAGACCTAGACACCGATACAGACGAACCGGACTACTGCCCTAAGCCTGTAGCCGCCATCCTCGAAATCCAATACCGAGACAGCAAGGGGCAGACCACTGGCCGGCAGGTTGAGGTCAAAGAATGTGACACCCAGAATCCGGCAGGGTATCTGTACGGCTATTGCCTACTGCGCCAACAGCTACGCACCTTCAGGCTGGATAGAATAGTGAGAGCCACCGACATTGAAACAGGCGAGGTTATTGAATCCATCACTGAATGGGCGCGACGAAGACACGAGGAAAGCCCAGACCATGCCATGGAGAGCCTGTTTGCCTCAGCCACCGACACCATGCGCGCACTGTTTTACCTGTGCAAGGCCGATGGACGTTTCACTCAGAAAGAAAAGGCCCTATTCCTAGACTTCTGTCAGGAGAAACTGCCAGGCCATGTACTGGGCATTACCGACATTGAAAAAGCGTGCATGCAGCTTGAAATCCCATCCCGCACGGCCTATCGACTTATCTGCCACCGCCTTGCCGAGCTAGCTCACGACGAAAGGCAACGCATCATCCAGGTTGCACATGCCATCATCACCAGTGACAAAACGATCAAGCAAGAAGAACGGGACGCCCTAGACTACCTCACTCGCCAGCTATCACCACCATAACAACGCCCGCCACACAAACCGCCTTCGGGCGGTTTTTTTTCGCCCTCAACTACACAACACGTTGACAGGCAAATAAACATGGTGTGTAATTACTTCACGCAATGTGTATTTGACGGAGCCCACCATGACCCAATCAATTCCCCCCGCCTCCATCGCCCTTGAAGCTGCGCTGCCACTGGACGCCGAGCTGCTGGACGGCGGCGTCGTAAATCTCGTGGCTGCGGCAGACGAAGAACACCACGCTTTTCTCGTGGGCCGCTTTGAGCGCCTTCTGCACCCGGACTGGCGCGGCGATGGCGGTGGCAACCTCCTGGAAGGT